GGCGCCGCCTGGACAGGCGCGGGCGAGAGCCTCGACGTCGTCGCCTGGGACAATGTTTATTTCGATCCGAAGAATCTCGAGGCCTACGTCTTCGCCGGCCTGGCTCACGCCTCCGGCGAACTGGCAAGCCTGGGAACTGGGAACGAGGTCCAGGTTCGGCGGGTCGCGATCTTCGCGGCCCAGATTTTCGTCCGGCACGATACCGGCCAGGCGCGCGCCGACGAACTCGCGGAGATCATCCTCGATTTCCTGGAGTCGGCGCACCTGACCGGGATCAGCTTCCGGGACATAGGAATGACCGAAGCGGGGCGCGTGAATCAATGGTTCCAGGTCAACGTGAACGCTCAGGTCGAGTACAATTCATACCGAAGTGTCGTGTGAGGCGGCCTCGATTTAACAAAGGAGACCGCCTTAAATGTCTGATACAAACCGCGTAGGGCTACGCTTTTTCCAAAGCTCACAGCGGACCGCGCCTATCCCTGGCGGTCCTTTTAATCTCGATCAGCTCCGGTTCACCGGAACCCCGAATCTGGCTTTCCAGCCGAACACCATCGTCTCGAACGAGATCCGACCCGACCGCCAGATCTCCGACTTGATCCTGGTCGGCGCTGAGGCCGGCGGGGACACTGGGATCGAACTCAGTTACGCCGCCTTTGACGCCCTCATCCAGGGCGCCCTGTTCTCGACCTATACCGAGACGGAACGCAAACAGGGGACCGGCGAGATCACCGCCTTCGGCGCCGGCACGATCACGGTCGACGCCGGCGGCGACTTTATCATCGGCCAGATCACCCGGCTCTCCGCCCTGGCGACGGGCGACGTCGGCGACGGGATCTTCGAGATCACCAACATCGCCGCGAACGTTCTCACCGTCGGCCCGCTCCCTGGCACGAACACGACAGCGGTCCTCGGCACCGAGACGGCCGACGCTGACACGCTCCTCGAGGTCTCCGGCTTCGCGGCTCAGGCCGCCGGAAACATTTCCCTCACCGTCACCGGTTCCGACGGGGTCTTTCAGTTCCCGGCCGGCGCGCTGGATGACGCCATGGGGACCGGCGTCCCGCTGGCGATCGGCGCCTGGGTCAAGTTCGCGGAGTTCGCAACCGTCGGGAACAATGTCTGGAATCGGGTTCGCGAGATCGACCTCACGGCCGACACGATCACGGTCGACGCTCAAACAGGTATGGCAACCGACGCCGCCGGCACCGAGCTTGTCCAGGCGTTTTATGGGAGTCGTGTCGAGAACGGCGCGACCTCGATCGCCTCGAACCAGTTCGCTGTCGAACGTCGCTATGAGGACCACTCGCCGATCACGCGCGAGCTCTTCCTCGGAATGGCTTTGAACAATTTTAATTTGAACCTCTCACCCCAGGCGATCGCCGTCGGCTCCCTGACCTGGTTCGGATTCAGCTCGGCCGTGTCGGACGCTTCACCGAATTACACGGACCTATACGCGGCCCTTCCTGTCGACGTCGTCGCTCCTCAGTTCGACGTTTACAACACCTCGAGCGACATCGGTCGGCTCGGTCGCGGCGTCGATCCCGTTGACGCGGCCGGCGTGAACTTCGTTCTCGAGGCGACCATCGAGATCAACAACAACTTGCGGCGCCAGCCGGCGGTCGGCGTGTTCGGCGCGGCTGGGATCGGCGTCGGCGAGCTCTCCGTCACGGGGACCCTGTCGACCTATTTCGATAACGACGACATTCTCCAGGTTATTTTGCAAAACCAGGAGACAACGCTCGACCTGATCACCCAGGGCGGCGACGGTCGGAGCATGGTCTTCGATCTTCCGCGGATTAAATTCTCAGGCGGGGCGCCGGACGTGCCAGGCAAGAACCAGGACGTCACGATCCCCGGAACTTACCAGGCGATTCTCTCGAGTGTCTTCGGTTACACGATGAGTACGCAGCGAGTCAGCTTCGCCCGGTAGCAATAACAACCGGGCCCGCGGGGCCCCAGGAGTGAACGCTGTGAGAGTGTACGAGGCCTTTGAAGTTTCCGAGAAATACGTACAGGAGGGGCGAGAGTGTTCGATCGAGTTCGGCGGCCGTGTGATTGCCAGGGTCTGGGTCCGTCCATCGGATGCCTCTCTGAATCCGGACTATCGTCGCGAGCTTGCGGAATTTTCGGTCGGCCTGAAACAGGGCGAGGAGATCGACGAGGAAGCCGATCGCGAGCTTCTCTGGAAGATCTACGCCCGGACCGTCGTCGTGAAATGGGACTGGGAAGATCCGGCCGACAAAAAAGACAAGGCGCTGACATTCAACGAGGCGAACGCGGTCGCATTATTCCGGCGGGCGCCGAAGTTTTTCGAGGGCATACAGCGCGCCGCCAGGAACTGGGCACAATACCGCGCCGCTCACGAAGAGGAAGCCGCGGGAAACTAACCGACGTTCTCGATCATCGTCTTCGGATCGGGAGCGTCGACACGTCGAAGACAATCATCGAGGCCTATAAGGAGCGAGGGCTCCCGCCTCCTGGGCACATCGAGGAGCCGCCACAAATCGAGGGGCGGTTCTTCGTGTACTGGGAGGCCTATCAGGATCTGCAAAGCGAGCGACGCGGGCCTCGGGGCTCGATCCCGATCTCGGCTATCCTCACCTATGCAGACAGCTACGGCCTGGACCCGGACACTCTAAAGCGCATCGTCTGGAAGGTCGACGGCGTGCTTCTGAAACACTGGAAGGGCCTGGACGAGGCAGACAAGCGACAGCGTGAGGCCGACGCAATTCAGAAAAGACAGCTCGGAGGCCATCAATGACGGATCGCGTAATTCGAGTAATTCTCGACCCGTCGGGCGTCGAAAGCGGCGCACGGCGGGCGGGTCAGCCGCTCAGCCGAATCGAGCGACGCACGCAAGGGATCAATCGCGCGCTTAAAACAGCGGCGAGACTCGCCTCGGGTTTTGTCGCGGCCCTGGGCGCTCGCGAGCTTGTCCGCACGGCCGACGTATACAACCAGATCCAGAACAGACTCAGGATCGTCACCGACTCGACCGAGGAGCTTGTCACCGCGAACGAGCGGCTCTTCGACATCGCGCAGGATACCAGGCAACCGCTCGAAGCGACTGTCGAGCTCTTCACCCGCGCGAGCATCGCCGCCAACGAGCTCGGGGCCAGCGAGGAGGAGCTCTTCCGCCTCACCGAGATCACCGGCCAGGCGCTGGCGATCCAGGGCGGGGCAGCCTCCGAGGCCTCCGGCGCCCTTCGCCAGCTCTCGCAATCATTCGCCTCCGGCATCGTCCGGGCTGAGGAATTCAACTCGATCCTCGAGGGAGCCTTCCCCTTGGCTCAAGCCGCGGCCCGCGGTATCGACGAAGCGGCCGGCTCCGTCGGCAAGCTCCGGAACCTGGTCGTCGAGGGCGAGATCACCTCGCGGGAGTTCTTCGAAGCGATCCTGGAAGGCGGCGAGGAGCTCGGGACAGCCTTCGGGCAGACAATCCCGACGGTCGGCCAGTCACTGACCACGCTCTCGAACTCCTTCATCAGTTTTATCGGCCAGCTCGACGAGTCGATCGGCGTGACCGATGTCCTGGCTTCCAGCTTCCTCGGCCTGTCGTCGGGGATCGACAACTTCGGCTCCGCGATCACTGGCAGCCTCGACGAGACAGATGAACTTTCCGCCGGCATGGAGACCCTGGCAGTCACGGCCATCGTTGCTGGACAGGCCTTGTCGAGCATCTTCAATCTGCTCAAGATCGGGAAAAAGGCGTTCGTCGACATCGGCGAAAGCCTGGGCGCTTATGCGGCCTCCCTCGCTCAGCTCGGCCAGGGCAACTTCCAGGCAGCGGCGGACATTTTCAGCGAGGCCGGTTTCGATGATACGCAAAAGGCGTTCACGGACTTTTTTGAGGGCTTCGATAAGGGGATCGAATCGGTCTCCGAGCGGATCTCCCAGGTCCTTCTCCCCAGCTTCCGGGATCTGAAGGACGCGACCGACGACGTCACGGAAACCGCCGGCACCATTCCGCCGATCATCCCGCCGAACACGGCCGACCAGGTCGTCGACGCGACCGCCGCGGTCCAGGATTTCCTCGTCGCCCTCGAGAACCAGGAGGCGGAACTCCTGCTCACCAGCCAGGAGGGCGACAACGCAGCCGATGCTATTCGCCGTTATCGCGAGGACCTGGCCCTGGCCGGCGCTGAGGCCGAGATCTTCGGGACCCTCCAGCCGACCGAGGAGGTCGAGGCGCTCCGCCAGGCCTTCAGAGAATTCGCGACCGAGTCGATCGCCAGCCAGCGCGAGCTCCGTGACGAGATCGAGGCGGCGGATCTGGCGGAAACCTTTGACGAACAAATCGCCGCGCTCGAGGAGGAGATCCGGCTCCTCGGGGCCGATACCGAGGCCCTGGCGGCGAACGCCGAAGCCCGCGCCCTGGCCGGCGGCGCCACCGAGATCCAGGCCGAGAAGATCGGCGAGCTTACCGAGATCCTGGCGAACGAACAGGAGGCGCTCAGGCGTGAGACGGCGGTCCTTGAAGGGTTCTTTGAGGAGGTCGGCGCAAGCGCGCAGCGGACCCTCTCCGGCTTCCTGGCGGACCCTTTAAGCGAAGGCCTGGACGAGCTCCCGTTCAAGTTCGCCCAGACCCTCCAGCAACTGGCAGCCGACGCGCTGGCGAGCGAGATCTTCTCGATCCTGGGCGGACTGGCCGGCGGAGCCGGAGGAGGAGGCGCCGGCGCCGCCGCCGGACTGGTCGGAGCATTCTTCGGCGGCGGTTTCCAGGCCGGCGGCCAGGTCTCCGGCGGGCGTCCGATCCTGGTCGGCGAACGCGGGCCGGAACTGTTCACGCCCGCGGGCTCGGGTTCGGTCTCGCCAAACGTCAACATCAACCAAGCGGCCCAGTCTGCGCCGACCGTCGTCGTCAATAACATCACCGACCCCGCCGACATTCCAAGCGGTCTCCGGACCGCCGAAGGCGAGGAGGAAGTGATCAACATCATCCAACGCAACCCGGACGCCGTTCGGCGGATTCTCGGTTAAGGAGGGCACCCTATGAGCTCCGTCCATCAATTCAACGCGACCGACTACGACGACGCCCTTCTTCGGCTGATCGACCTGGCCGTGAACAATAACGTCATAGCCGCGGCGATCAATGCCGGCGGCTCCGGTTATGCGATCGGCGACATCCTCACCGTCACCGGCGGGACGGTCGTCTCGAGCTTAACGGCGACGCTTGAGGTCACGAACGTCGCGGCCGGCGTTGTCACCGGCATCCGCGTTTTTAATTGTGGCGCCTACTCGAGCAACCCAGGGAACCCGGTCTCGGTCACCGGCGGCGGCGGAACACTCGCGACCTTCAACCTCACCTTTTCGACGCAAAACTGGACGGTTAATCGCAACGTCGCAAGCTCAGCCTCTGGCATCCGTTACGACACCATAGCGGGCGGCGGCGGCGTCCAGGTCCTCGAGCGCGAGGTCCAACTCCAGGGCCCAGGCAACGCGGGCACCGATGAGATCTATGTCGGGATTATGGAGGTCCGCGACACGGGCTCCGGGAGTTTTAACTGGGCGATCGCGGGCTTCACCGGCTACGGCGCCGGTCTGGACTGGGACGAACAACCGGGCTTTTCGCACATCTCGCCCGACGAGATCGCGGCCTTCACGCCGCTATCGAATGGCGGGATCGAATGCTGGTTTCACGTTACGCCCAGACACCTGAAAGGGATCTGTCGGATCGGCTCGACCTATAACAATTTTTACGCCGGCTTCATCAATACGTTCGGCACGCCCGCGGAGTATCCTTATCCTTTGTGCATTGCGGGCTGTTCGACTAAATGGAACGAGCTCTTCTCATCGTCCGGCGTTCGTCAATCCGGACTCATCGATCCGGGCGCTTTCACCGGGACCGGCGGGAACACCCAGGGACCTCTCGGCCTTCGTTTTTTTGATGGGGCTTGGCAAGGGTTCGATAACTGGACATTCAACGGAACGAGTCGGACCCGGCGCTCTTTCAAAGTTATCGCCCCGTGCGGCATCATCAAAGCAGACCAGACCGAGATCCCGTTCCCTGATCGCCTCGCCTCCGGTTCTGATAATGCGGAATGGAACGCGATCATCCCGCAGATCGGCAGCCCAGGAAGTCCCACGACGAGCCTGTTTCCAGCCGATGACAGCGCCGGCGATCAGACGGTTCTATTCCCGAACGTTATGCAAACCGTGTTTCCGTCGCTCCAGATTATCGGCGAGCTCGACAGCGTCTTCTGGGGCTCGACGCTGGGGAACAACATCGTCAGCCAGGACCGCGTGATTATCGGCGGGATCTATTATCGGGCCTTCCAGAACTGCAACCGAACCGACAGTTTTTCTTATGTCTTTTTGAGGGAGGACGCTTAGCCATGGCTTTTCAAACCGGAACCTCGACCTCGATCGAGAACCTCCTCCAGACACTCAGCACCTTCCTTGTCGCTAATGGCTGGACCCAGGACTTCGCGACTACCGGCGACCCGGGCCTGATCGCCTTCTCGAAAAATAACATCTTCGTCGCCTTCCAATACACGGAAAGCACGGACAACGGCGTCCTCGCGATCTACCAGAACCTGAGCAACGACAACTCGACAAGT